CTTTTTTTTCATCACCCACGAAGTCACGGAATTTTTTAAGATTCTTAATTAATAGATCTTTATTCAAACCCATATGATCAGATACTATCATATTATAAACCGCCTCTTTTATTGTATTTGGATTGTGACCCCTTGCAGTGATTATCGAAAAAATTGAACCGTTGTTTACGGCTTCTACAAAATCCGCCCAAGCAGGACCGGGTTTCGCTTTCATTGAATCAATCAAAAATTGTTTGTCACCTTTCGTTGTAAAGTTTCTGAATGGGTCTGATGCATAACCTTCTATCTGTTTACCTTGGTACTCAAAAGGTTCCTTTCCTATTTGAGTTCTGTATTCAGCAAAATCTTCAGTTGACATCCCAACCTCATCACCATCTTTGGATTGAACTATAATTTTAGTTGGCATATACATAAGGTTGTCATCCCAATCAAAAGCGTAGTATTTGAGAGTAGGTACTCCCAAATCATCAAATCCTTCTTTTATTGTTTTATTCATAAATTATTTAAAGGCTAAGGTGGGGATTTCTCCCCACCATTTTTTTTATTAGATATTCTCAAACGAAGCACCAGTTGGGGTGATCAAGAATTCGATATCGATGAATTCAAGAGCCTTTGTTGGTTTCAAGTAAATCTTACCTGTCATCGTATTTCTATCCAAGTCAGCAGGATCATTAGAAACTGTTACTCTAAAGTCGTAAAGACCACGGTCTCTTCTGATTGCGTCTAAGATAGGGTTGACTGAGTCAAGGAAGTCTTGTCTAACTTTAGCGTCATTTTGTTCAAACAATAATCTTACCGCTACAGCCGATATCAACTTACGTGCTTGTAGTAACAATCTTCTTACGTTGATTCTGTTGAGAGCAGTGTCTGCGATCTGAAGAGTCTTGTTACCCCAAATAACTGTACCTACGTCAGAGAAAGTAGCAATCGGATTGATACGACCTTGATAAAGAGTGTCTCTTTGGTCTTGAGTTAGCTTGATACGTGCCTTGATAGCATTTACCAAACCTCTTGTGTAACCCGCCGTAGCGAACCAAGGGAAAGAAATGTTATCTGTAAGAGCCAAGTTTCTACATACTTCATTTGTTGGTGGAATGTAGATCTGAGTGTTATTTACAGTATCACGAGTCAAAATCCAAGGATAGTAAGTCGCTGTGTAGTTTGAGTCAATACCCGTATTGTTCAAGTTATCTACAGCCTCAGTAGGAGGAACGATATTATCCGTATTTGTTGGAAGAAGTAAGTTACAATCAGGAGTAGTCACGATGTATAGTGAGTCAGCTCTTTGGTAAGTTACCATATCAATAGCCTGTTCTACCAAGTTCGAGTTGTTGATATAATCAATACCTGGTGTTGCAAACACGTTGATGTTTACCGCTTCAGGATTATTGAATGTAGAGATACCCAACAAGTAAGCGTAATAGTCAGATGTAGAGAATTCCGCAAATCCGTCTTGTGCGATCAATTTGAATGCTCCCCATCCATCTGCAAGTGGGTAACGTGTTGACTGACAAGCGCCTCTCTGCCACAAAGAACCACCAATTTGGTATCTGTCGTCATTAGTTCTATATTCACGGTAGATATCCCAACCATCAAAACCTCCTTGAAGAAGGAACGCAAACTTACGAGACTGAATAGTGTAGTAAGGGTTTGCAGGATCTTGTGGGTCAGATTGGAATGAAGTATCACCACAATCAAACGCCGGTGTACCCGCAGTAGGACCTGCAGTGATTGTTACAACGGTTGCTCCCGAATCCATGTGGAAACCCTTAGTGACGTAATTCCAAGGTAATGCATCAACATTACAAAGATTACTTGGAGCTTGTTTTCCTTTGTATTGGAAAAAGTCTGGATCGTAACCAATAGAAGAAGAAATTCCTAAGAACGTACGTCTTATGTTATCACCAGGTGACAAAATTTGGTTAGGTCCATAAGGAATGTTGAAAGGTGGATTACCAATAACTTCCCCAGGGTAGTTGTATGCTGTTTTGTAGACTGGATATGGAGGTTGTGCTGATGCGTAAGAACGAATAACATAACCTTCGAATCCAGCCGGAACTGACGTAGGATCAACCTTATCATTCAATTCCAACATAATGTATTTTGAAAGAAGTGCGTACTCACCATCCGCAGTACCGATTTTTACACCGACATAACTGTTACTTGACGGATCCATAGTACATTGTGTGAATTTTTCCAAATAAACAGGATTAGAGTCAGTGTCATAGAAACTTCTGACACCCACGTCAAACGAAGAATTATTGAACGAAATGTTTTCGATGCTAATTTTGATTTGTGCATTTGCACCATTACCATCAGCAATTGATATAATTCTAAACAACCTATCAACAGAAGTACCATTTAATTCTGATACTACCCATGGAGACTCAGCATCTTGGTATTTTTCGACGTAGTTAGCAATTGTTGCCGTGTTAGGACTATATCTTAATCCAGGAAGTGCTAAAGGAGCACATTGTAATCCACGAATAAATCCTTGGTTGTAACCGTAATTCAACATATTTTGGAATTGTTCTTCAATAAACAATGGAACCTCATTTCTTGGTTTTCCGAAATTAGTTGTTCCAAATACTTTGGTAATGTAGTTTGCATCACCAGAATTCATAGAAGTTGCAAATGAGAAATCCGTACCGTCCGCAGTCACACCCGATAAATTGAATGTTGCGTAAGGATTGAAAGTAATGCCGGAATATATACCCGAACAATCAATGATAACATCAGTAGTACCAGTCACAGTATAAGACGGACCATGTTGTCCTGTTGCATACAAAGATATACCACGAGATCTCCATGTTGCAACAACTAAGTCACCCCATCCATCATATGCGGTACCTACGTAATTGAATACTGAACCTGATACGGTACCTGAGAAACATCCCGAAGGACCAAATGGAACTAAAGTATCAACAAGAGAAACGAATGAATAACCGGAATAACCAGTACCACCTGTCAAATCAAAGTTTGAGTAATACCAAGAGTCGTTATTTGGAGACGTATAGTCCGCCGTAGATTCTGACAAACCAGAAACGCCAAAAACGTTAGTCGACGCAGTATAAGTTGGTGAAAGAGCATTGTATGTAGCGTCGGAAATAGTTCCGAAGTAAGCAGCTGATGTACCCGAAGATGAAGGAAGATCTAGAATCCCTTGTAGGAAGTCAGACAAATCATCTTCGATTGTACTTTCACCCCCATTCAACATTGGATAGGGACTGTTTAGGTTTGTTAAAATTTGAGGTGCAAAAGCTCCATCAGTTGTAAAGGTGACTGCTGTACCACCGCTACATCCTGTAAATCCAATACTGAAAGGAGTCTCTATACCATTCAGAGCTACTGTTGATGGGTCTACGTTAGCTACTGTCAACAAAGACCAAGAAGGACCAGCATCATATCCAGAAAGACCAAGTACACGAGTTACAAATAATTGGTTAGACTGTTGTAGGTAGGACTTAGCGATATATGCTAACTCATATTTAGGAATTTGTGTGTTTTCAAATTTTTCGGGAAGAGTTCCACCGAAAAATGCTTCGAACTCACTGTAATTTGTTATAAAGATAGGCTCGAACGCGGGACCGATTTGTGTTTCACCAACCAGACCCAAAGTTGTTACACCTACGCTTTGTGCCACAAAACTCAAATCTCTTTCAGAAGTGTATACTCCAGGAGATACGAAAATTTTATTTGATACTGCCATTTTGTTTTAGGTTCAATAAATTTTATTTTTATTACATAAATATTCTGAAAAAAGACAAAAACTTTACTTATAGTTTTCTATTTATAAAATGGGCGGTTTTAATTCTGCCTTTTTTCTCCCTATGAAAAAAGAAATAAAGAATTTGAAGATCTCACAGGAAACACATAATGTTTTAAAAACTTATTGTGATAAGAATGGACTTAAAATGTATAAGTTTCTCGAGAATCTAATTTTGGAAAAGTGTCAAGAAAAAAAAGACATTTACGGAGAGTCATACTAACTTGACTCCGTAAATAATTTTGCTTGATTGTGTAACATCGGTGGGAACTATATCTATCCTTAGAATTTCGTTTGTGTTTACTTGAATGAGAGGAACATCGGACCCATAGAAGTCATCATTAATATAGACATCCCAACTTGATACGTTTTCAGTTTCATCAATTGTGAAATCACCCGTATAATCAGCAACAATAGATTTTGTCAGTGTACCCGTTGGGTATATCATGGAAGTCTCAAATGAATCGGGGTTTTCGGGAAATGATTTCTTTTTACCCCCTCTTTTATTTTGAACTAATTCATAAGAATTAAAAACCCTTGAAACTGCGGGAGCAACTTCAAACTCCTCTTCGTCCAATAAAAAGGCTAACATGGTAAATTCGTAGTTTTGAATATAAAATCTACGTCTTCCAATATCTACCACTGACTCATCTGCAATGCTGTTCATTATAATTGGAATATAATGACCATTTATTTTTCTATAGGCTTGTCGTGAGGCGAAAGTTTGAATTACATTTTTATTGAATTCATTTAACTCCCTCATTCTATTACTCAGAATCTTTACGTTATAAGTAATATCCACTGGAACAGGTTGAGGGATTTTGTAAATATCCATCCCTTTTACATTTCCGTTCCATGAAGGAACTGCGGCATAAAAATATTCTTTTCTATTTGGGATGTTGTAAATAATTGCTGGATTACTACCATATTTTACGTCAGGATTTCTGACGGTTGTAATAAATGGTAATTCGGGGTTTCCATTAATATCATTGAAGTCCCAAGTCTGAGTAAATTGCGACCAGTTCTGAGTTGTGATAATAATGTCTACGGGAGGTATAGTTTTACCCTCAACAATCGTTTGAAGTTCTTCTTTCACAAAATCTAAAAACCCCCTATCTAAATCGGCGTGTAAAAGTGACTTTGGTAGATAAGTTCCGTCCTCCTTAATGTATTCGAGCAATTGTTCTCTTCTCTGATAAAGAATCTTTTCAGGTGTGAGATTAATGTTCGGTATAATTTGTTTTTTAGGTAAAGCCATTACAATCCTCTAAATTCATTTTCACTAACAGGAGTTGCTGTGTATGAGAAATAAAATTTCTTATAACCACCGTAAGTGTGTCTGTTATCCCAGTTGGGAGATCCCGCATCAATAATAGAATAGTATCTAACTTGATCTTCAGTTATCCAATAACCAATGTAATCACCAAGTTCAATATCAACTTTCAATTCTTCAAGTTCTTGTTGGTATACATGGAAGTTAAGAACACCAGGTTCGTTCTGAACGATTTTAGAATTACCCAAAAATTGTTCTGTTGCACCATCAATTTTAACGTAGGCATTTATTGACACAGGTGCCAAGAATTGAATACCATCTTTTACCACTTCACCGTATACGTCATCGTTTACGGTTTTTGTTCTGTCAACTTTATACAAAACTATTTGGAAATTCATATCACCATCGAGCCATTCACGACCCATGGAAATATCTAAACCAAAGTCTTCACTACCGAAAAACTTACCCAATCTTGTAATAGGAACTTGTCTCTGTGCCATCTTACTTGATAAATATAACATAAATCATTATCTTTAAGGGTATTGGAAGAACAAACTAACATATCAGCCGTTGGTGTTTTGGAACGTAAGGCTTTGGAACTGTTGGAAAACTATGAAGGTGCCAACAATTATATCTTGCGCTTAAAAACCAAAATGTTGGATAATCCCAAGTTCTATCCAACTCGAGCTCAGTCTGAATACATCATCAATTTTCATTCAAGGGTACCAAAGGTAGCCAAGAAATGGGTAGATTTGGATCCGTACTTTGCACAAAAAATTGCGGATGATAAATTGTTCACCACAGTACCCCAACAAATTTATATTGAAAAACTTCTTGTTGAGAAGGATACCTCCTACCATATTTGGGGGAAATTCTTTGAAAAAGATTTTGTTCATGACCTATGGATTCCGAAGGTTGCACTTATTAGAGACAACACGGTAAAGAATGTGGAGATTGATTATTCGAAATATTCGCATCGTCCACCACTCGAACACCAAAAAGAAGCCATCCAAAAATTATGTGAGAACAAAAAGATGATATTGGCTGATGATATGGGTTTGGGTAAAACCACATCAACGATTATTGCCGCCTTGGAGACGGGGGCCAAGAAAATAATGATTATCTGTCCGGCATCTCTGAAGATCAACTGGCAGAGAGAAATCGAAAACTACACCGACCGCCCTACATCAATTATTGAAGGAAAAAAATGGGAGGATGCCGATTTTATTATCATAAATTATGATATCATAAAAAACTTCCACGATGAAAAAAATAAAAAAGAGTCAATTATTCTTAATTCTAAGTTTGATTTGGTTGTTATCGACGAGGCCCATTACATACAAAATAAGCAAGCCCAAAGAACAAAACTAATAAACGACTTTGCCCTGAAGGTCGAACGACTGTGGCTTCTAACCGGTACCCCCATCACAAGTCGTCCTATCAACTATTATAACCTTCTCAATCTCATTGACTCACCTGTTGCGGTGAATTGGATGGCATATGTAAAAAGATACTGTAATGGATTTCAATTCCGAGCGGGTAAAAGAAAAGTGTGGAACGTCAGTGGTGCATCCAACTTAGAGGAACTCCGAGACCGTACCAAACCACAAGTACTTCGTCGCCTGAAGGAAAACGTACTTGACCTACCTGATAAAATCATCACACCAGTATACCTAAGACTTCGTTCTAAGCAATATGAGGAACTTATGGGGGACTATTACGATTGGTACGATAAAAGTGGTGAGGCGGACTCCCTGACACTTCAGTTTACCAAATTGACTCAGGTTCGTCAGTGTATCGCCCAAGAAAAAGTATCCTCAACAATTGAACTCTGTGAGAACATTATCGAACAAGATAAGAAAGTCATTGTCTTTACAAACTTCACCAAAACTCTTGAAATGATTTTAGAACATTTCGGGAAAAAGGCGGTAAGACTTGATGGTTCTATGAACCAAAGGGAACGTCAAGAATCGGTAGATAAATTTCAAAACGATGATTCTGTAAAAGTATTTGTTGGTAACATCAAAGCCGCAGGTACTGGTATCACTCTTACATCAGGTGAGGCTGTCGTTATGAATGATTTATCGTTCCTCCCATCCGATCACTCACAAGCCGAAGACCGTGCATATAGATACGGACAAAAAAATAATGTACTGGTTTATTACCCCATTTTCGACAACACTATTGAAGGAATTATTTACGATATTTTAGGTAAGAAAAAGGATATTTTCGAAACCGTGATGGGAGATAAGGAATCAACAGGTGACTATGTAGAAGAAATTCTAAAGTCAATCAACAGTAGAAGATAATAAGTTGGGGGTATTTATATTCAATAAACTATAGTACCCGAAATATGAAAAATATCAAAAACAAAATTCAAGTACTCGAAGAACGTATCCGTCAGAACGAACAACAACTTCACGAAGCCAAGAAAATCAGAGCCGAGAAATTACCTTACGGATATTCAGCCTTACGTCAGTTCATTGACCCCGAGACAATGAACATCCACTATAACAAACACTATAAAGGTTATGTCACCAAACTAAACGATGCGTTAGATGGAAAGAATTATGGTGACTTGTCATTAGAGGAAATCATAAAAACAATCGAAAGATTTTCTAAAACCATTCGTGATAACGCCGGTGGAGCTTACAACCACGCAATCTTTTGGAAAATGTTATCCCCCACCGAGATGGAACCTAAAGGGGAAATCCTAAAAAAAATCAACTCGAATTTCGGATCTCTAACTAATTTCAAAAAGAAATTTGATGAATACGCAAAAAAAAGATTCGGTTCAGGATGGGTATGGTTGGTCCTAACAAAAAGGGGAACCCTCAAAATTATGACAACCGCAAATCAGGACAATCCTTTGATGAACGTTATAAAACAAGGGGGACATCCTTTACTCGGATTGGATTTGTGGGAACACGCATACTATCTAAAATATCGTAACAAAAGAGATGAATACATCAGAAACTTTTGGAAGGTAGTAAATTGGGAATTTGTTGAAGAAGAACTAAAACGACTCACTAACAAAAATCTTCAGGAAAGTATTTCTACAAAAAAAATACTAAAGGAACAATCTCAAATGAACTCATGTTCAGACCAAGAAAGAACAAGAATTAGAACAATGTTCAATAACAATCCTGATGTCTTGGAAATGTATAAGACCAGTATTATGGCTTTTTTGGAGGATGTTTTCAAAGATAAGCATTATGCAAGAAATGAATATGGTCCAAACACCGCAAGTGGAGTTTATGATTTAGAAAAACCAGGTCGTTCGATAATAAATTATTTGAATACAAATTACAGTGCTTTCTGTCCACTACTTCGTGACTTAAATTTGGTCTTGAGCAGAGCAAACATGGATCCTATCAACTTTCAAGGTAAGACTAAAGAAGAACAGGTAAATGAAATGGCTCGTATGTTGGGATTTATAAACCAACTTAAGTTTAGAATTTTTGACCCTAATTCAAAGACGTTTCAGACTTTATTTAGAGTTTTAAGTCAAACATCAGGAAAAGGAAATAAAACCGAGGATGTTGTAGAGAAGAAATTCAAAGAAAAATTCGGGGCAGAAAACATACAAAGGATTGGAGAACTTGGTAGTAAAGAAGACATGATGGGTGTTGATATCAAGGTAATGATCGATGGAAAATTACACACAGCACAAGTAAAACCGTTCGATTCAATTAATAAAGAAGATGATTTAGTAAGAATCGGTGGTAGTGCAAACGTAAAGAAGTACAACACAGATTGGATGGTTTTTGTACGTAGAGGTAAAGATATTGTTGTATTCGATAATACAAACTCCGAAATAAAAGACGGGTCATATTATTTTCCTGAAAATTCATTATTGTACCAATTCTAATTATTGGATATTTATATAGAAAAACATTAGGATGGCTGTAATTCCAGAACCAGAAAGAACCAAACTATATAACCGTATTCTCAATTTATTAGGGGCGCCACTCCGTGCTGTAGAATTGGAGTATGAAATGATGGACTCACTATTGGAGTTAGCCGTCGGGGATTACGCTCAATATGTTCAAGATTGGTTGATCGAATCTCAATGGACTTCACTATATGGATTGAATTTAGAGACTGAATCTTTGGCAAACGCTTTAATCAGAAGGTCATTAGATTGGGAAACTCAATATACTTACGCATATTCCAAAATTGCTGGATTACAAAATGCGGGTCCATATGTCCTAAAAAGAGATTATTTCGATCTTGTTCCAAACCAACAAATTTACGAAATACCCGCATGTAGAGAAATCAACCAATTACTTTGGTATTCACCAAGTGAAATGAACAATATGTTGTTCGATCCTTGGTCATTCGGATCATTTGGTGGAGGTGGTGGATTAGGTGGTCCAGGTGGATTTGCCCAAGCTGGTTTGGGTGGAGGAGGATACTTCTTCTTTTCATCTTATGATGTTATGTCTCGATTACAAGATATAAATGTAAAAAGAAGACTTATTCAGCCTGATTTACAATATCAAGTAACAGCCCTTCCCGATGGAAAGAAAGCGGTTTGGTTATTCAACACACCAGGGGGTAAATTTGACTTCGGTGATAATGAATTAAGTAGAGGTAAAGTATGGTATTGGTACTATGAGGTATGTGGTGATGAAAGGGACCTTTGTTTGAAAGACAATCCTGACATTGTAAAATTACCATCTGACATTCCACTTGATGAAATTATGTGGATAGATCTTAACGAGCCATCAAAAGTTTGGGTCAGAAGATGGTTTACAGCCTACTGTAAAGAGACCTTAGCCCGAGTTCGTGGAAAATTCAGTGGAA